CACTGAAGAAAATCAAGTTCCATCAACGGCAGTAACACAATCTAAACTTACGCCGTTGCTTGACCTGATTGCTAGAAAAGAAGCTAATTTTAAAGCAGGCAAACCAACAGGTTATGATTCTATATCTGATCAAGTACCACCAGCACTCTTCCCAAGCAAGCCTATCACTCAAATGACTATTGGCGAAATACTAGATTATCAAAATAGAATTGATGAATTTGATCCTAAAATTAACTCAGAAGCTATGGGTCGTTATCAATTTGTTGAAGATACATTGCGCGGATTTAATAATGATGAATATAATACTCTAAGCTTAGCTTATAAAGCAAATAAAGGTGAAAAGCCTGTCTATGAAAAAGCTGGTTTGTCTAAGAGTGATTTATTTAGTGCACAAAACCAAGATTTATTAGCTATAGAACGTTTAAAGTTCCGGGGCCTAAATAATTTCTTAGATAATAAAATAAGCATTGTTTTCTATGCCAATAAATTATCTGCAGAATGGGCATCATTACCAATTGTATCCGGTATTCACGCAGGTAAGAGTACATATGAGGGTGATGGAATTAATAAAGCAACCGGCGATATACAAGAAGTTTTGGATACATTAAAAGCACTTAATCCTAAGTGGGAGGATTTTTATAAATGATAGACAACTGTTTAACACCTGATGTAAATAGGGTAGAAACTTCTTCCATTACAAGTACAACAAACGGTAATGGTGAATATACCTTATCGCAAATTACAGTATTTGAAAAAGATTTTAGGAAAAATATTAGTAACACGGAGTTTGGTAATCCATTAACTCGAGCAGTAAATAAGTATCCAGATTTTTACGAAAACCTTAATAAAATTAATCTTATTTTAGAGTCTGATTATATTAAAGAAAAAATTCCTAAATACGAAATCCTTACAATTAAACAAACAAAACTTGGTAAAGTATCTCTTTCACCAATTGAGTTTGCTGAATATATTAAAGATAATAATTTAACTCCTATAACCGCTAACTTTATTGCAAACCAAAACCCACCTAAATTTTTACAAAGCATTGATGATTATTTAAGAGATGGATTTGCTAATTCTGTTATGGGTGGTTTCTGTGGATTAATGCCAAATGTATTTGGAGCCATTGGCGCTTTCTTTGGTATTATTGGTGCGGTAGACAGCGTAATCGCTGATGCACTTAGTGCTCTTACGAAAATAAGAAATGCTTTAAATCCATTATTGGCTGCCTTTGACCTTATAAAAGTTCAGGCGCTTATTAATAAAATAAAAGAAAAAATAACTAAAACTATTATGGGTGTTATTAATAAAATTCAAAGCGCAGTTGAAAATTTCAGTGTTGCTAATGTTATTAGTCAAGTTGAAAGTTTAGTTGCTAATACAGTAGGTGCAACCTTATTTAAATTACAAGAAAGCATTATGAGATTTTTTAGTGAAGAAAATATACAATCTATTCAACGTAAAATTACAGGAATGATTGATTACGCGGTTGGTTTATTTGACAATCCATCAGTAGAAGAAATAATGTTTTTAATCAGTAGAATATGTGGCTTTGCTGCAGGTATGGAAACACTTATCAGTGGACTTAAAGACCCATTAGATACAACTGCAAACCAATTTCTTAATGGTATTACTATGATGAAATCAAACTCAGGTATCATTACAGGAGATGTAGTTGCTGCCGGCGGAATACGAATGGACGACGCATATAGAGCAGAAATGATTAGACAAGCAAAACAAAAATTAATTGAAGCAGGTAATGACGAACCTATTCCTGACGAAGCTTATGATGGCGTACCTTCGTGGGATCAAATTAAAGATGATAAACATCCTAAAATTCAACTATATCCACATGTGGATCCTCTCACTAGAGGAAGTTGGGAAGGTTTAACACCAGAAACAAGAGCCGCTCTTATAATGTTATGGGATAAGGCAGGCCTTAAAAAGCCTTTTGTTTGCCGTAGTTTCTTTAGATCGCAAGCTCATCAGGATAGATTATATAAAGCAATGCTTGCAAAAGAAGGCAAAGATAATGGTACAGTTGCAAAAGTTTCTCAGCATACATCAGGCCTTGCGGTAGATTTATCATGGTCGCTGTTTGATCCTTATTCAAAAGAAACTGATGATTTTATTAAGGTTGCTAGAAACTTAGGGTGGAATGGTATTATTCGTTATAACAAGTTTTTACATATAGATCGTAGGTCAGAGGAAATTAATATAGATTTCCGTACTATTATAAAATCAACACTACCAGGACTACCGCCTGATAATATTAGAGCTCTGGCACCACCACTGGCACCTCGTGGCGAACCGCTATCATCTGATTTTTTAGCTAGAATTGAATCTATTTTAGATGAATCATTATAAATAACTATAAAGCAACGGATACCAAGCAATGGTTGTAAATTTATTAACACAGAGACAAAAGAAAATCTCTATATACTCTGACTTTAAGAAGAACCTTGAAGTCAGTCCATTATCGTTAGATTTAACTCTTAATAAAGATGAAGACGCAGTAAAAGAATCAATTATAAACTTACTATTAACCGATCGCGGTGAAAGGCTAATGCAGCCAGCACTCGGTGGTAATTTAAGAGCAATGTTATTTGAAAATATAACACCTGGCGTAATGGTAATGATTGAGGATCAAGTAAGAACAACACTCGACTTGTATGAACCAAGAGCAGAGGTTATTGATGTTAATGTAACTTCAAATATCGACGATAACGTTGTTAAGATACAAATTGAATTTTACATATCAAATAATCAACAACCTATATCTGTTGATGTATTTTTAGAGAGGACTCGGTAAATGGCCAAGTTAAACATTTCAGAATTAGATTTTGACGCGGTCAAAACTCAATTTAAACAATATTTACAATCACAGACTCAATTCAAAGATTATAACTTTGAAGGTTCAAACATGTCAGTATTGCTTGATGTATTAGCATATAATACTTATCAAAATAACTTCTATACAAATATGGCAGTTAATGAAATGTTCCTTGACTCTGCAGTGTTAAGAAACTCTATTGTTTCGCACGCAAAGGAATTAAACTATTTACCTAGGTCACGAAGGTCTGCCAAGGCTATCGTTAAGGTTACGATTACAGATGATAATGCTGAAGGTCAGTCAATTACAATTCCTCAGTACTCACCTTTCACAACAATTTATAACGGTGAAAATTTTGAATTTGTAACTAATGAAATGTATGTTGCCAAGAAAACTGCGCCAAGAACATTCGTTGCTGAAAACGTTGAAATCTTTGAAGGTCAAATGTTAGCCAGTTTTGAACGTGAAGGTTTCTTTGTTGATGACGATGGAATTTTAAGGGTAACACTATCAAACGAAAACGCAGACACTGAGTCTATTTCAGTATTCGTTGATGCTGAAGCTACAGAAAACGAAAATGTATTCTTACGAAAGAATGATATTTTTGGTGTAGGACCAACAGATAAAGTATTTTATATTGAACCATATATTGATGGACGGTATACGATTTACTTTGGTAATAATGTCTTTGGTTTCCAACCAGAAGAATTTGAGGATATTAGAGTACGTTATAGAATTACATCGGGAACTGAAGGTAATGGAGCATTTTCTTTCTCACTCGTAACTACTACAGGTTCGGCGGTAGTCGAAACAATACAGGTTGCGAGTAATGGTGCTGAACGAGAGTCAATGGAAAGCATTAGATACTTTGCTCCTAAATCATTACAGATACAAGAACGTGCAGTAACAACATCCGATTATGAAATCTTATTAAAATCAAACTTCCCTGAGATCCAATCAGTTGCTGCATACGGCGGTGAGGATTTAGAACCTCCACAGTTTGGTAAGGTTGCAATTTCAATATATCTTGGTCAAAACCAAACGAGTTTATCTACAACATTATCAAATACTTATATTGAGTATTTAAAAGATAGAAGTCCATTGGCTATTGAACCTGTATTCGTTCCATCAAAATTCATATATGGTTGTACAACAGTTGATGTTACTTATAATCCTAAGCTTACAAGTAAATCAGAAGGTGACTTAGATGTATTGATAAGAGATGCTATTAAATTATATAGTGATACTTATTTAGATGACTTTAATACATTTGCAAGGATTTCTAAAATAGCTACATCTATTGACGCTTTAGAAACAGCAATCATTGGTACATCAATTAGTATTATGCCTTACATTGAATATTCACCGGCATTAGGTATTGCTCTTAATCCATCGTTTAAATTTGAAGCAGCTCTTGTTAAGCCATATCCTTTTGATACTGCTGACGGATTTAATGATTATAAACCAGCAATTAAGAGTGGTGTATATACACTTGACGGTACTGATGTATATTTACAAGACGATGGCCGTGGAAATATCCAAGTCATTGCTAATGATATTGCAAATCCTAAAGTTATCAAACCAATTGTTGGAAGCGTAAATTATACAACTGGTGAAGTTAACTTAGTTGGGTTTATTGCTAACGGCTTTGTCGGATCAGGTATTAAAATTCAGGCCAATACAATATCAAATGATATTAAAGCACCAGCAGGAAGAATATTTGGAATTAAAAATTCTGATGTAACAATTAAACTTACAGGTTCACAAACAAATGCCCGTTAGCAATACAAAAGAAGTAGAAAAACAAATATCCTTTAAAATTGCTCAGCAATTTCCTGCGATTTATAGAGAAAATAACGATGAGTTGGTTTCGCTTGTTACCGATTATTATAAATTTTTAGAGACAACACCTAACCAATCAATATATAATGCAAGAAGGATGTTTGAATACCGCGATATTACTACAACATTATCGAGTATGATTTTATTCTTTCAGAAAAAGTTTTTAGCGGACCTACCTTTACTAAACGATACAAGTGTACGATTAGTTGTTAAAAACATATTGGATTTATATAGACGTAAAGGTTCAGCGTCCAGTGTTATTTTATTCTTTAGAATGTTTTACCAAGAAGATGTTGAAATATTTAATCCTTCTAAATACATTTTAAAACCATCTACCTCTAAATGGCAGACTGGTAATTATCTACAGATGATACCAAACAACGGGTTGTTTTACGATTCAACCAGTGAAAATTATTACGAATATTTTGATTTATTAAGCAAAACAATTATTGGATCTGTATCAAAGGCAACGGCTGCAGTTGATAAAATTAACTTTATTCTTTTAAATAATACTCTTACGCCAATCTTATATTTGTCTGATGTAAAGGGTACGTTTAAAAGGTATGACGATATTGTAGCCCGTGTGGATGGTAAAGATATATCCTTCGGCGTATTAAATGGCTCAGCTTCTGACATTGTTGTCGACCTTGACTTTGGTGGTACCATAGGTAATGTAGTTGGCGATGAAGTTTATATTAAAAGTGATTATGGTGTTGGAGGTGTAGCCCTCGTTACTGATACGGAAGACCAGTTTACAGGTATAGTCGATTATAAAGTAACTGATGGCGGATTTGGATATACGATAGCTAATACAAGACTCGAAGTTTCAAACCAAGTTATTATTTTAAATAACGCAGACTTATCATTTGTTCCAATGGAAAGAATAACTGATAGTGGTGGTAATACGGGAACAGTCATTGGCCAAAATTCTTCAGCCGTTGGTATTAAGATGGATGTTGGCAATACTTTAAATATAATACGAGATATTACAACACTAGACAGAACACCAAACGTTACAATCACTGGAATATTTACTATATCTGATAAGAATGAAAGTTCACCTGGTGCTTTATATCCGGATACAAATGATGTAACAGACGTTAAGGTTGAGTCTCTTTCTAATATCGAAAATATTTCTTTAATTACTGACCCTATTTTGCCATTCCTCGCTGTCACTTTAAATGCGGCAAACTATAACGCTGCACCTGCTACACAACCTATGTCAGGTTTAGTAGACCCCGTAACATTAAGTACTGTTATTGAAGACGCATTTACGTTGACGCCATTAGAAATTGGAACAATAAATGATTTTGAAAATATTGATCCAGGCATAGATTACTTAAACGATGTGTTTACATTAGTTAGAGATGAAGTAATGATTGCGTTTGATAGATACGAACAACGATTAATTATAAATCCATTCAGTGCTGCGTTTTCAGTAGGCGATGATATTACTCAGCCATCAACAGGTGTAGCTGGTATTATAACGGCTATTAATGTAGACAGAGGATTTATTCAAGTTCGTCCATATGCATACTACGGATTTGTAACTGCTGACATTATGCATGAAGGTACATCATATACAGTTATAGCAACTGAAAGAGATTATTCATCTGAATTACTTGGAGCAAACGCCGATGTACGATCGCGTACTCAATTTGCCACAGGTAGAATATCTGAAGTAAAAGTTACAAACTCTGGCTTTGGTTATTTAAACGAAGAAATAGTATTCCTTACAAACAAAGCTGGTACAGTATTAGCTAAGGGTCAATTATTTGCAGACACTCAAGGTATTACCGCAGGGTTTTGGGGAAGTGAAACATCACATGTAAATGGTTATAAAACTGATAATACATATTATGATAGCCAAAATAGAATACATGACTCTGATTTTTATCAGGAATATTCGTATCAAATTAAATCAACTGTTGACTTTGATTCATATAAGGATACACTTAAACAGAATGTGCACCTAGCAGGTACTAGAATATTTGGTGCATTTGCATATAAAAAGAAACAAGTAGTTGGAGTTACTGCCAAGTTTGGTAGAACAATTAAGAATGATCCATTAATTGGCGGAGATCCAATTGTTGGACCAGATCAGTTACCATCTATTCCACGATACAGTTCAGACAGAACAACGATTACAGTAGACACTATCAACTTAAAGGTTGACACAGTTTAATAAATAGATAGAAAAGACTTAGGAGCAAAATAATGGTAAAGCAAACGATTGGCGTTGGATTGGTTGGTAACGATGGTCTCGGCGATCCATTACGTAACGCATTTGTTAAAGTTAACGAAAACTTTACTGAATTATACAACGACGCATTTGATGGTGCATTTACATCATTAACTGGTAGACCAACAAGTTTATTATTCTACGTGAATGATGGAGCAAATAACCAAGTTCTTACAACTGACGGTAATGGTAATATAACATTCCAAAGTGGATATGGAAACACTAATGTTGATACTCATTTAAATATAGGCTCTGCGGCAGCGGATCAAGTATTAGCTTGGTCAGGAACTGATTACGAATGGGTTCCTCAAGCTAGTGGTTCAGGCGGCGGTGGCGGTTTATCAAATAATGAAGTGATTAGCGTTATAACTGGTTCTGATTTAGATATGGCTGGTAATAAAGTATTATTTGG